CCGGGACTGCGACTGCTGCTGCAGGATATGCTGCCATGATGATCTCCTTAGAACTGACGGCCTACCTTGCCGCCGGCTGCGGGATCGCCTACCGTCGGGAGGGGCTCCAGCCCCGGTAGGGCGACGCGACGATAATTCGGGCGCATCTTCATCAGCTGCTCCGCCGACGCCGCCCTTGGCGCTCCCGGGGAAACGACCCCTGGCGCTCCCGGGGAAACGGCCCCGGTCCTCGGAAAGACTGCCCCCCAGTTAGGCGGGCTGACCTGGTACTGCTGCCGAAGGGCCGCAGCGATGCGCCTCGCAAATTCGCCACCAATACCACCACCCGGTGCTACTGCCATGATCGTCTCCCTATCTCTTGAGCGATGTTGGTGAGATCGCCTACCGTCGGGAGGGGCTCCTGCGACGGTAGGGCGACGCCACGATAATTCGGGCGCATCTTCATCAGCTGCTCCGCCGACGCTCCCGGGGAACCGGCCCCGGTCCTCGGAAAGACTGCCTCCCAGTTAGGCGGGCCGCCGCTCGCGCCACTGCCGCAGCCATGCCCACCACCACTACCCGGTGCTCCTGCCATGATCGTCTCCTTATCTGTTGGTGAAAATGCGGCCGCTGCCCGATGACTTGCCGCCTCCGATGGCCTTAACGCCCTCGTCGTCCAAACTCTGTGCCGCCATCCGCGCAGCCTGCAGCGCGCTCTCGTTGAACTGGGTGTTCTGCGCCGTCGAGGCGACGTTGCTGAAGAAGTTGTGCCACGAGCCGGACTTCGCCGACTCGAGGGCATCCTGAAGGGCCGAGGAGAACATGTTCAGGGTATTCGCGACGGTGCTTCCGGCATCCGATCCCGAGTTGATCAGCGCCAGCCCGCGGGAGACTGCGTCCTCGTAGGCGGCTCGCGACTTGGCGACCGCCTGCTCTGCCTGCGACGCGATGTTGCCGAGGCCGCGGTTGTACTCCTCGGACGTTCGGCCCTGCTCATAGACGTCCTGCGAGCCGCCGGTCTGCCCGGTGCGCGCCAAGTTGAAGCGCTGGTTCCTCTGCGCCCCCTCGTACTCCTTGTCGAGGAGCGCCTTGTGGTAGGCGAAGACGTCGTCATAGATTTTCTTGTACTGGGCTTCGCGGGCCGACTGCTGGCCCGGGTCGTTGTAGCCGACGCCACAGTAGAAGGCATCGCGCTGCACGCGACGGCGCTGCTCGGCCTGCGCCTGATAGTCGGGCGGAGAGCTGCCGCCACCCCCCTTGTGCAAGCGGCGCGACCGGTCGGGCTGGTCGCTGGGAGGGGTGAAGAAGATGGGCTCGTGCTGGTTCATTTTCATGTCATGCTCCGTGCATAATTGACGACGTTCTCGCCGTTTGATCCGGCACCAACACGGATGCCTTCTTCCTTGAAACCAAGCCGCCGGATGACCCGGTGGCCGGCCTTGAATCCTTCCATCACGAAGCACTCGATGCGGTGCGCCAGCCCCTGCTCGAAGATCGAATCGAACACGGACGCGAGGAAGTCGACGGCCCGCTTGCACGACTCCGCGGTGAGCCAGATGGTGCCGAGGGCCCAGACATAGAGCACGCCCTTGCGGAGCTCGTCGATGCCGGCGATGCCATGCAGGCGCCCGAGATCATCGCGCATGGCGAACAGGGTCTGACTGGCGAAGAAGGTGTGGGCAGCCCACCGCTCAGGGTCGGCCGCGAAGTTCGTGAAGGCGAGCAGTCCCTCGGTGTCGATCTCGCGGCGGAGGCCGGTCACCTCGACGACGTCCATGAGCTTGGCGGGGGTGATGGTGTAGTTCATTGCTGCCCCAGACTCTCGTAGAAGAAACTGATGGCCGTGAGCTTGAACGGCTCGTCGAACGCGTGAAGGAGTGCGGGCGCGACCGACGTGGCGCATACCTCAACCGGGAGTAGTGGCTCGCTTCTGGTGTCGTTGGTCACGACGATGGGGACCGTTACTCGGCCCATGTCGTTCGGGTCGTAATGGAGCGAGATTTGCGCCGACCCCTGCATGACCAGATCCATCCCGGTGATCATCTTGAGCACGCCCGGCTTCTTGAAGTCGAGGAAGGGGAAAGTGATCTCGACCTTGATGGGACGTCCGTCGTCGGTTGTTGCGGCGTCATCGACGCGGTAGACGTCGTTGCCGTTCCTGATGTAGAGCTTGTTGTCGAGGACGGTGATGGCGTCGATGCCGAACGGCATGGTGTACTTCGACCACGCGGCCAGCTTCGACGTGCGACTGAAAGAGTAGGCCCACACGATCGAGCCCAGCACGAGCCAGTATTGGCCGAGGGACGGGATGTAGAGCGAAATCGGCACGTCAGATCCGATCGATGGCGTGACGACGCTGTCGATCGGGGACCCGATGTCTGTGTCCTGCAGGTTCGCCGTGATCGCGTTGACGGTGATCGAGCGGACACCTTGGTCGGCGAGGAAGAAGACGTCGTCGGAGAAGGATGCCGGGCTCCTCGGGTAGCGTGTGCCGACCCCGTAGATGCGCTGGTCGAGCTTGTTGTTGGTCGGGTTGGTATCTACCGTCCACAGCTGCGCCGAGTCTTGGAAGAAGGCCACGAGCTTGTCGCGGAACTGGCCGACGGCGTAGCAATACTGGGCGTTCTCCTGCTTGAGCGCGACGGGGAGGAAGCCGGCATCGCCGGCGGCGGTCCAGTTGGTGCAGTCGTCGGTCTTGCAGAAGCGCACGACGTCGAAGGGGCTCGCCTTCTTGACCGACCATATCTTCGACGACGCCTTCGTCACCCCCTTGCCGTGCGGGCAGTTCACGTCGGTGATGTTGGTGGCCGCGCTCGGCGGCTCCCCCTTGTCGAGGTAATGGTGATAGACATCGCCATTGACGTACTCGATCGCGACGTAGAGGTTCCCGTTGAAGGAGTCGCAATACCAGCACCGGGCGACGGGGGACGTGCCCGGCGTCGGGTGCCGCACCTTCCTCGCCACGAAGAGCGTGTTGGCGTGGGTGATGGTGCTGCCGCCCTCGTAGAAGGTGTTGAGCTTCCCGAGTCCGGCAGCCAGACCAACGGTCCCCGCCTCGAGGGTCGCGATCTTGGTCATCCCCGGCCGCTTCTTGATCTCCTTGCCGGTGGTGACGTAGCAGTTCGTCAGGACGCGAAGGCGGTCTGCCTCCGAAGTCGATGCCCCGCGCCTGAGGTCGAGGCCGTTGTCGAACTTGTCGAAGACGATCCCGGTCATGTCACACCACGACGGGCTTCGGTTCCGCCTCCTCGATCTCGCGATCGGGCGGATGGATCAGCTTGGGCCCGAACCCGGACCACTTGGCGTCGGCGAGGACGGTCGCCCCCTTGCCGAGGTAGGTCTTCGCATCCGGGTGGCGGTAGTGCTCCTTCGCCGCCCCGAGGGCGATGATGAAGCAGAGGTTGTCCGGGACATCGAACGTGTCGTCGTCGTCGCGCAGCCTGTTGAGCACTCGCATGCCGAAGACGCGAACGGCATAGGAGGCATCGCGCTCCGGGTGGAACTCGAAGGCCCCCGTGCGGCGCTCGTAGCGCCTCGGGTAGCCGGTCGCGTTGTCGGAGTACATGCCCGGCTGGATGCCCTCCTTGACCGCGGCCCAGTTGGGGGCGCCGACGGTTCCGGTGTTGACGCGGACGTCGCGAATCTTCTCCGGGTTGAGGTAGGGTGATGCCGCGGGATAGGCGACGTTGGCGGAGCCGGACGGCGCCGTCAGGTCCCAGTACTGCTCGAGCGTCTTGTAGTAGCCGATCGCGTAGAGCTGCTCCTGCGCCTCGCGCAGGAAGGAGTTGAGGATGGGGGTCAGGGCCGGCTGGTCGGTCGCACCAAAGCCGAGGCGGGCCTGCAGTTCGATGCGGACGTCCCTGAGTTTCCGGCCCATGATTCCCCCTTACGCCGCCTTGCGGCCTTCGATCTCGCCGATCTCGCGCTCGGCGCGCTTCGTCTCGCGCACGGCAGAGATCAGCGCAGTGCGCTTGTCGCCGGCACGGTAGGCGATGCCCAGCTCGTCGCAGAGGGCGCGCAGGTCGGTCAGGGCCATCTCCTCGTAGTTGTCGGGAGAGCCGCAGGCCTTGGCGAACGAGCCGTCGCGGTAGGAGCCGTAGACCTTCTCGACATTGCTCATGCGGACCTCGGTGTGCATGCCGTACTTGGCGGCGAGGCGCTGGTACTCCTCGAATGGGTCGCCCTCGAAAACGTCGCCGATGTGATTGACCTTGACGATGTGGTCGATCTGCTTCTTGCGGTCCTTGGTGATGGACCGATCGAGGATCAGCTCGGTGTCCTCGATGACTTCGATGGCGCCCTCGCCGTGGATCTCTTCGAGGATGGGGACTTCGTGCTCCCAGACAACCGTCGGCGTCTTGTCGGTGACGTTGGCACCATTGCCGGCGCGCTGCACTAGGACGAGGACTCTCTTGCTCATTTTTTGATCTCCTGTGGTTGAAGGAAGACAGGCCCCGGAGGGCCTGTCTGGTGGTGCTTAGACCAGCGCGAAGACTGCGTGGGCGTTGCCGCGGTTCATGGTGACAGCACCACGCCACGTCAGGCCCCAGTAGTATTCGTACTTGTCATAGGCACGCGGCGGCTTGCGCGTGATCATGTCGTGGCCCTCGAGCGGACGCAGCTTGATGTGGTTGCCGTTGAGCATGTAGCAACGCTTCTTCCACGTCGTGGCCGGGGCATAGACGTCGTCGAGGTCGTCGAACTCGGGCGACCACTCGATCGGGATGCCGTGGAAGAGGACCATCTCCGTGCCGCCCTCGAGGCGCTTCTGGCCGGACGCGCCGAAGTCCATGCGACCATAGGTGGTCATCAGGAAGTAGCGGTAGCCGTCGATGAAGTCGCCGCCGGCCAAGATCTTGGTCGGGCGGCCGCCGTTGCGGACGCAGGCACGGTAGCCGCGCTCCATATTGTCGAGGATGGTGCCGGTCGTGGTCGTGGTGGTCAGGCCGGTGTAGGCGTTGTTGCGCCACCAAGCATTGCCGGCCACGGAGCGGTTGATGGCGCCGACGGTGCCGGTGCTCGGGGTCAGCGAGACGAGGGCATCGAGGCCGACGAGCGCATCAGCCGACTGGGTGCCGTCGAGGTGCAGGGCCTGCGAGAACTTCTCCTCGAAGCCGAGGCGGAGGACCTCGGACTGCTCCTCGATCAGGTTGGTCAGCTGGATCTTCTCGGCATCGGTCGCCTGCGAGGTGCCCGGGTAGGTGTCCTCGGTGATCTTGATGCCGTTCTGGGCCAGACGGTCCTCGTCGAGGGAGAAGCCATCGTGGGCGGAGCGCCACGCGTACATGGCCTGCTCGATGGTCTGGCGCTTGTTGTACGTCACGACCTGCGAGCCGGAGAACCACTGGAAGTTGCTCTGGTACTGGTAGCGGAGCTGCTCGACGATGTACTGCTTGGCGCCGGGCGCCGACTTCTTGCGGCCCATCATGAACGACAGCATCGGACGCTCGATCGCCACTTGGTCGATCGGCTGCTTGTTCTTGATGTAGTAGTCGAGGCCGATCTTGCCGGCGTCTTGGATTTCTTGGGTGGTGAAGGGCATGGTAGCCTCCTGTGCAAAGGTTGAAGTGTCTTCGTCCTTTGCCGGAGGCGACTCGGCGCTACAGCCAGCCCGGGAGCGACCCGGGCATTTCCGCTCGGTCAGCGACCGCCGAACATTGCCTCGTACATGCTCTTCGGCGCCGCGGCTGATCCGCTTGGCTTGCCGCCGCCGCCGGACAGCGGCCTTGGCTCGCCGGCTGCCGGTGCCTGACTGGCCACCGCCTGCCTTAGCTGCGAATATAGCACGGAGAATTGCTGGGTCCAAGTACTAGGCGGGGTCTTCTCGATGATGGCCTTCAGGTCCTCCGGCCGAGACATCATCAGGGCCTCGACGCGCGGGTAGAGGGGGTCGGTCCTCGCCAGCCGCAAGGACTCGGCCTTGATGGCGCCCATCTGCTGGTCCTTCTCGCGCACCCATGCCTGCACCTGATCGGCCCGCTGTTGCTCGGCCTGCTGCTGGGCCTGCACCTGCGCCTGCCGCTGCGCCTCGCCAGCCCTGAGCCGCGCCACCTCGAGGGCGTGCTCCCGGGTGATGTGGTAGCTATTGACGGCCTCGAGCAGGTCGGGGAACTGGGGAAGCGGGTCAGCGCGCTCGAAGATGTCGTCGATCGGCTGCCCCATCTGCAGGGAGACGTCGCGCAGCTCGTTGATCAGCAGGTTGCGCCGGGTCTGCATGTCGCCGTCGTTGAGGGCCTTGAGATACACTGCAGCACCTTGGAGTTGCTCCGGGGTGGCACCGATGTCCCGGATCATGGCGGTGTAGTTCTGCTGGAAGGCGGCTACCTGCTCATGCTCCTGCTGCAGCTGTTCGTACTTCGTGTTCGTTTCCTTGAGCGCCGTCACGAGGCCGGCGAAGCGTTGCTGCGCCTTTACCGACAGGCCCTCCGGCATCTGGGTCATGTCTTCAAGCTTGGGCTCGCCATCGGGCTTCTTGCCTTCGTCCTTTGGTGGCAGGCCCTCGGCCTTCTTCTGCTGCTCGGGTGACTTCAGGCCCTTCTCGATGGCCTCGAGCATCGTCTTGGGCTCGTCGGTGTCGGCCGGGGCCGACTCGCCAGCGGCTGGCTCCGGTTGAGCGGCGGCCGGCTCGCCGCTCGTTTCCCCGGTTTCACCGGCCGGCAGGGGATCGGTTGCAGGGGCTCCCCCGGTGTCAGCCCCCTCGATGTGTTCCTCACGCAGCTGGCCGAACAGTTTCCTGAGCAAAATCGACATAGCGGACTCCCCCGTCTGTGGTTGCGGAATGCGCAGTCTAGCGCAAGTGAGGGCTTACATCTCTTCCATGAAAAGGAAGAGCAGCGCCTCGAGCTCCTGCTCCTCCCGGGCGCTGGCGAGGATGTCGCGCTCCAAGTCCTTGGCGGCCGCGGCGATCTCGTCGCTCGCCTCGCTCAAGGCCTTGGCTGCCACCTTCTGTTCGACCTCGTCGCTCGCCGGGTGCTTCGCCTCCGCGAGGCCGGCTATCTGCTTCGAGATCCTCTCTGCCGCAGGGAACAGGGCCTCGACCTTTATGACCTCTCCGGCCAGCGCCGGCGCCCTGAGCCATTCAGGGCGCTGTTCGCGGTCGCCTGAAGGATTGCCCCCTTCCATTTCGGGTAGAGAGCGTTTGCCATGGTTATCTCCTTTCGGTTTTGCTGTTGCCGTTCATGCTGCCCCTGGCCTCGACTCTCGTCAGGCGCTCGGCGAACACTTGATGCTGCGCCCCGAAGTCCTCTAGCTTGCGCTGCACCGTCTCGACCTGCTTAGTCAGCACGCGCATCTCGATGACCAGCTCCTTGGTGGTGATGTAGCTCGACCCGACCGCCGACACCGCGCCGATGAGGATCGCCCCGACGAGGTCCTTGACGTCGAGTTGCGGCCCGGCGCCGGTGGCCAGCACGAAGGGGAGGTGCTCAAGCAGCGGTTTCAGGTCCATGTCCCGGTTCCTTCTCTTGCTGTTCGGTAGGGGTTTCGATCGACTGCATGATGAAGCTGCCGTCTTTCTGCTTCACTGCCTTGGCGGTCTTGACGGTCTGACCCTTGCCATCGACAGTCACTGGGACGGTGATGTTGATGACGGGTTGCTCCGGCGCCTCGGGCATCTCTGGTTTCATGCGGTCGATCAGGTCGCGCACTTCGAGCAGGATCTCGTTCTTGTCGATCGGCTCGGTGGGCGGCGGCATCATCTGCAGCGCCTTCTCCAAGCGGTCGATTCGCGCCTGCAGCTGCTTGTTGTTGGTCATGGCCTCGGCCAGCGCACCCTCGACCGCCTTGGCGTTGGCAGTAGCGGTGGCGACCTCGACCTTGCTTCTGCGCTCGGCATCCCCCTGCTGGCCTTGGAAGTCGCGATCGGCCTGCTTCGATGCTAGCTCCTGCTGGGCCGCCTGCAGATCCTGCTGCAGCTGTCCGATGACCTCCTGCATCTGCTGCTGCATGACCTGCGCCTGCTGCAGCTCCATGGCCATCTGCTGCGGGTCGAGCTGGCCCTCCTTCTTCCGCGGCAGCAGGGTGTCGATGTCGATGCGCTCGTCAAAGCGGCGCAGTGACTCGCGCGTCAGCTCGACGATGGCGTCGGCCATGTCGTTCATGCCGGCCTGCCGCAGGGCCATCACCTTCTCCATGGCCTGCTGCAAGACGGGCATCAGCTGCAACCACTGCTCGCGTTCCCGGGCCTTGTCGGGCTTGCCAGTCGATCCGGCGCGAATCTCGAGGCGCAGGGTATCGAGGGCCTCGTCCGTCGGCTCTGCGGGCCACACGGCCTCCGGGCCGGCCAGCTTGATCACCTCTGGGACCGTCAGCTCGCGGATCGACAGCTGCAGGGCGTACTCGGCCATCTCTTGGATGACGTCCTCGATGTGGTCCTGCCTCTCGCCGGTCCTGCCGACGAGGCCCTGCTGCATGATCTCCGCCTCGGTGGCCGTCTTCGCCTTGAGGACGTTGCCACGGGCGGCATCGGAGGCGCCGGAGACGAGCTCGATGTCGGCCCGGATGGGCGTGACGTCGTAGAGGGAGGGGTCGATCTGCGCCCCGGTCATCATGGTGACGTCGTTGGCGAGCGGGACAGCCGAGTCCCCGCCCACGACGACCGTGTCGCCGTGCTTCGCCTTCTTGAGGTTGTCGACGTCCTCCGGGCTCAGGCTGCCGCCGGCGCGCACCACGCGGATCGGGATAGTGTATTTCCGGTGCTCTGAGAGATTGGTGCGGGTTCTGCTGTACTCCTCCTGCAGCTCGATCAGCAGCTCGACGTCGGACAGGCCGTAGAACTCCCCGTCGACTTGGTTGAAGCAGAGGCCGAAGAACGGGTACCACCGCTTGCCCACCCGGGTCGGGTTGAAGGCGTCCCGGGTCCAGCCCTCCTCGCCGTCGCACCATGTATAGACGGCGTTGCCCTCCTTGGCCCAGATCTCGCAGACGAGCACGAAGCCCTCCTCGTCGGTGCCGCGGGTCTGCTGCCCCTCGCCGGCCTTGGGGATGGCCTTGCCGTACCACTTGGTGGCCTTCTGCGTCGGCTTGCGCTTGAACTGAGTCTCGAACTGGGACTCGGTCATCCAGATCTGCTGGCAGAGGGCCGAGGCATTGACGTAGTCGTCGAAGTCACGGACCGACGGGTCGAGGATCAGCAGGTCCTCTGTCTGCAGCTTGTCGATGACGAGGCCGGACGAGACGACGACCTCGAGCCCGGGCTTGAGGGCATTGATCTGCTCCTGCATCTCCGCGATGCGGAGGTCGCTGTCGCCGGCGTCCGGCTCCTTCTCCATCAGCGCCTTGAGGCGCTCGATGTTGTCTTGGATGTCGTCCATCCGGTTCTTGATCACCGGATCTTGGCGGATGTCCTTCTGGTAGGTGAGCTTGACCCAGCCGACCTGACAGAGCATGGCGGCCCTGACCCACGACTTGGCGCGCTTCTTCAGGCTGGCGCCGCGGATCAGCAGGCGATTCAGCACGCTCTCGGCAGTCTTGCCGAATTGCTTGACCTCTTCGTAGGTGTCGTCGGTGGCCGATTCGGCCGGGGTCAGGCTGATGTCGGGGTTGCGTGCATAAACCTGTGGATAGATCGTGGCGATCGTCGAGAAGATGATGTTGGTCCGCACGAGGCCGGTGCTGCCGTCCTTGTGCATAACGCCACGGTAATACTTGCGGTGCTCCTCGAATCGCTTGAAGCGCGTCTCGTTGTTGGTGCGTGCCGCCTTGATGCGCTCGGCATACTTCTTGACGAGCGCCTTCTCCTCGTCAGGGACTTGGATGTCATTGTCCATGCGAATGCCCCCGGGGTTTCCCCCGGGGTCCCGTCAGGTTTAGACGAGGATGCCGACTTGGGCCGACCCGGTCAGGGCCGACACCGCCTTCACGCGCATGTACGGGTACAGCTGCACCTCGACGGCGGAGCCGCCGCCGTAGACCGCCATGCCGACGACGTTGCTCTTCGACGCCTTGACCCAGCTGCCGGTGTCGAGCACGCCGGCGGACGACTCGTTGCCCGGGTGGCCTTCGATCTCGATGGTGCCGGCCGTGAGGGTGCCGCCGAGGACCATGGCGACGCCGGAGTGGCGCGGCATGAACGGAGTCTTCTTGCAGACGACGTTGACGACCGGGGTGCCACCGTAGGTGCCGTTGCCCTTGGAGCCGAGCAGCCTGACCGTGGTGTCGGTGACGAATTCCAGCTCCCACTCTCCGTTCATGCCGGTGTTGCCGGTCACGCCCGAGATGTGGATGCGGTCGCCGTTCTTCAGGCCGTGGCCGGTGGTGATGGTCGCGACGATCGGGGTGGCGTTGGTGCCGCCGGTGATGGCGAGGCCGGAGGTGGCGGAGCCGGAAATGGTGCCGAGGGATTGCAGTTTCATGGTGTTCTCCTGAGTGCTGTGCCGAGAACGCCCCGGCCGTGCGGGTGACGATTGTGCGGCCCATCACCGGGCCGGCGGGGCTCATGTGTCCCCCCTACTCGGTGCTGGCCGCGACCCCAGCTTCGGCGACTCAGGAGGCCTTGGGCCTGACCTGTGTTTCGGTGATTATGCCAGAGTTCTCCCCGGGCTCAAGCCCCCCGGCAGCCTGCAAGACCTCGCAGCTGGCGATCGTGTCCATCAGGCCATTGATGGCCAGCCAGTCGGCCTCCTTGCGGTCCCGGCCATGGATGATCATCACGTCACCCCCGACGGTCGCCCCGAGGATGGTCTTCGAGACGTGGTCGAGCATCTCGATGCGGGCGCCGTCGAGCGTGCCGCCGATGGTATAGACCCAGAAGGGCTCGCCATCTACCGAGGTGAAATCCCCCTCGCAGATCACGACCGGGTCCTCGAGGCGCAGCAGGTCTGCCATCTCGATCGACGGGTGGGCCTCGAAGTGGAAGTGCCCTGGGAGCCTAGCGTCCATGGCGTGCCCTCCATTGTGCCCCGATGATCAAGCACGCCCTGCGGACGTACAGGCAGATCAGCTTCTCATTCATACGCGATTACCTCCCAGCGACGGGTTAAGGGCGACCAGCCATAGGTGCAGGTCGGTGTGTGGATCCTGATGTCCTCCGGCTTGACCCCGCGGGCGAGCTGGGCCTTGATGGCCTCGATCAGCGTCTCCTCTAGCCGTCCAGAATCGAAACAGTTTGATTCTTCGGGACCACGATCGGCGCCATGTTGTCCATGGTCAAGGGGTTCTTCCATTTCTTGGGCTCCGGCTTGAAGGCCGGCATGGGCCGGCTCATGTGAGCATAGCGCCATTCGTCGGCACAATTTGAAACAACTATTCCGCCCTCGATTGTGAAGTGCCCCTCCTCCATCGACAGGCAGAAAACATCGGCCTTACCCGCCTCTTCGACGCTTACGCAGCGCGCGAGCCCTGCAAGCCCCAGAGCAATATTTACCTTGAGCCCTGCGCGCAACCACGACGAGATAGGCCCCGCCGCACTCTTGGCAGGTGGCCTCAACTCTAGCCTCCATGGATGGCTTGATGTTCTTGTGCCAGTGTTCCGAGTGCCACGCCCGACCAGCGTCAGAGGCGTGCCACTCTGCCGCCGCTCGTCTGGCCTTCTCACCGATCTCAGTAATGCGGCCACTCGCATGGGTGCGGAGGTGATCTGCCTCAACCATGAGGGCGAGGTTTGCGATGCCGTTGTTGCTCGTGTCGCCGTCGATGTGGTGGACGTGCATTCCTTGAGGGATGGCACCGTTGTGCGCCACCCACACCACGCGATGGAGCCTTTGGCCACCGCGCTGAAAATAGCGGCCACACCTGTAATAGCGCAGGCCGCGGAACTCTTGAATCGTCCGAGTAATGATGGTGACCATGCACAATCGTAACTCCATTCATCAAGCAGATCAATCGCCCTGATCCAGCCGGTCGTCGTGAGGAATCGGTGGTCCCTTGTGCATGTCACCGACCGGCCATCCGAGAAGCTCACCGTGACCACGTCGGCGAAGGGGCGCGTCATCACCCCAACCCTCTCGATCGGGCCGGCACCGTCGACGACTGTTCCGGCAACGAAGCAGTGGTCCTCTGCGTCAGTGTCCAGATCCTCTGGCTTGATCTTGTCGTGCTGCATGATGGGCATCAGGCGGATGCTGTCCCTGCAGGTCGAGAAGACGTATGACATCGGGCTTCCCTCGCCCTGCGGCCTCATGCGCTTCCTGACCTCGGACCAGCCCGGGATGCGCTTGTTCTCTCCCCGGCGCCAGATGACCGGGGTTGTCCCGGGGGCCCATGCTGGCCTGTACCGGGCGCTCCTCTCCGCGATCGATGGACCCCTGCTGGTGTCGAAGATGGCCGGGTCGGCCACTCCGTACAGGATGTTCTCGCCCCCCTCCATCTTGAGGATGCCGTCGGCGATCTCTTCCATCTCGAGCCTGAGGCCCTCGTTGGCCTTGCCGGGCTGGCAGCCGTACCATTCCCGGTACCTGAGGATGGCGCCCCGGGGCAAGCGGACGACGCCGCCCCCGGGTGTCTCTACCGGGTCCCCCGAGGCGACCGCCCACCATCCTACACTGAAGGGTTTGGCGAAGCCCCAGTCGAATGAGCGGAACCGCGGCCAGTCCGCCGGGACGGCGAACGGGGGCAGGATCATCTGGGAGCTCCACGCATCGAAGTAGGCGCCCTCGACGGCGTCCCAGTCGCCATCGAGCCATGCCCTGACCAGTGCGGCAGAGCCGACGAGGTAGAGGCGGTCGATGTAGTAGGGGTCGTTGGTCATCAGGATCTTGTTGTCCTGAATCCGGGATGGGATGTAGCAGCGGGTTAGTGAGCGCCCACTGGGCAACGGTACCTTGATTGGCGCATATCCCAGCGGGTTGGGCGTGACGTACCGCTCCTTGACCCATGCGTGCCCGGGGCCTCCCGGGTTGGCGGTGCTCCTCATGGTGCAGGGGATGCCGTAGGCGGACCGCAAGGCCCCGTACATGAGGTCGATCGCCCGGCTGGTGGGCCAGTTGCCCAGCTCCTCGAAGAGGATCTTGCTGTAGGCGTGACCCTGATAGGCCATGGCGTCGGCCTCCCGCTCGAGGTAGCGGAACTTGATGGTGGCGCCGTTCGGGAATGTGTAGATCTTCTTCTGCTCGTTCCAGGTGGCGCCGCAGGCCGGGTAGAGCTCATGGCTGCGCCTGATGGTGTCCTCGAGCTCGACGATCGACCGGCGGA